AATGCCGTTAGTCATCTTATAAGTAGTGAACTGACCACCGAGAGTCAGGTTCTGACCACTACCAGTAATAAATACGGTGTCGATGAGGTTGAAACCAGCAACCTTCTCCTTCAGGATGCGATCGAACTCGCGAATACCCATCTCACCAGTCAGAGCCATGAACTTGCGCTCGTTTGTACCCAGAATATTGTAGCACAGATCGAACAGATAGTCCTCGAGCAACTCTGCAGTCAGAGTGGTGTAGTAACGAACGTTAGCCGGAGAAATCTGCTCGAACAGACCAGACATCTTGGCAACGGGACGACCGTTAGTACCCTTCAGGTTGTAAGTACCGTCAGCCTGACGATTTGACTTACCGAACAGCATTTCCTTCTCCTCACGCTTCTTCCACTCACGGAGACCGAGCCAGTACTGATAATCAGACCAGAGATAAGATGTCTTACCAGTCTCGGGATCCTTCAGAGCGATAGCCAAAACAGTGCTGTAAGCATCGCCGGTGATGTCCCAAGACAGACGGAGAGTCTGCAACTGGTTACGCATCTTAAACGGAGTCTGATAGTTCAGGATATCAGCCTCGTCACTGTACTCCTCATAGGCAGAACCCATGCGGCTTACCTGACGACCGGGAAGCAGGAACTCACCAGGAATGTAGGCAGCGTTGCTGCTGTCAACAACGTAGCACTCATAAACCCAAGCGCTACCGTCCTGATACGGAGTACCGCTAACGCGAACCTGGAACTTGTAGTCATCGAAGCTCAGGATTGCACCGGGACCGAACCAGCGCTCTTCGAGAGCCAGATAAATAGGCTGACCGTTGGCACCAGGAGTAACAGTGCTGTAATTTGAAGTAGTAATCTCGCTGCCGTCAGCCTTGGCCCAACGAATGTTGATAGCGTGATCAGCATCAACCATTACGGACCACTCGAACTCACGGTTCTCGATAATCATTGTTTTACCCAGACCACCGGTAATCATATCAATAGCGGTAGAAACACCGTCGTCCTTAGTACCGAAAACCAGTGAAAGCAGACCAGATACCTCATGGGGCTTGGTCAGCAGGGCGTTAGAAATCATGTTCTCATCTACCAGGTCCGAGAAACGACGTCCACGATACAGCTGGAGATTATTAAGCAAAGTATTATTCATATACGTTTATAAATTGTTAATTAATATCAGAACGCACCTGCAAGTAAGTCCGTAACTGATTTCTATTTATCATCGGCATTATATGTAGTATGATTTTTAGTTGTATGCCGTAACATTTTCCTAAGTTTTTCAGCAGCGGATGACTCTCCTTTCTTTTCGGCACCTGAGATCAAAGCGTCAGCTTTCATCGTAAAGTATGCTGATTCGATGAGATTCTTTGATAGATTTTCATTGAAGTCCTTCTGATATTGTGACATACCAGACTGATCTACTTTGAATATATAGTCAAACAAAGCTTTACGATCTTCCTTAGGGATTGCTATGCCGCGAATGTCAGTCAACGAGTTGATGTCGTTGGTGACAGATTCGAAGAAGGCTTTTGACTGCTCTTCTTGTCGGCGAGCAAGCTCTTCCTACTGTCTCGTAGCTTCTTCAATCTCATGTTGCCTGATTTGCTTTAATCTATCTAAAGCATCCTCTGATTCCTCATAAAGCATGTCATTGTCCTCATAGCGAGAGATCTTCTTATTAATTTGCTCATCGCTGTAGTTATTGTGCTTTAAGAGTTCACGAATAACTGCCTTCTGATTAACTTCATCTTCCATGTCGATATCGTCAAGAGTAAGACTCTCTTGCTGTTTAGCGTAGAAGTCCTCAAACTTGCCACCATTCTTTACATATTCGTCCAAACGCTGTATACGTTCATCTGCATACTCCGGAACAGAATTTTCCTTGATAACTTTACCAAAGAAGTCGGTAAGAGCGTCTACCGTAAGAGGTCTATCCTTCTCGTCAATATCGTTCATATTCCAACCGAGCGACTGTCCGATAGCATCGAACAACAGCCCAACTTGCTGAGCCTCAACGAGGTCTGCGTCTGAAGGTTCTTCGTTATCTTCAGTTTCCTCGTCATCAACTTCGGTTGTATCATTGTTTTGAATGTTTTTCAAAACATCTTCTGGAATCTCACTGTCATCCTCATTATTAGCAGGAGGAGTTTGAGTGTCATCCTTTTCTTTATCGTCGCCGTCCTCAGTATTCACTGGCGGTTCTTTTTCATCGTCATTATCTTCAAGTGGCGTATCGGGAGGAAGGAGATCGTCTACATTAGTAATACTCTCGCCCTGCTCTGCATTTCCGTAGATGTTACCAAGAACATCTTCGAAACCACTCGGTATAGTATTCTTCTTTTTTGCCATATTGCAATATAGTTAATTAAAGTTTATTTTATTCAGACTTCATTGTCTGTATTTTTGTCTTCGACGTAACCCACAGTTGTCCATATATATATTTTATAGTCGGACAATACAGTATTTAAATTTTCTATCAACGGAAGTACTTTATCCTCCAATACATCTTCTGGAATCGTCCCGAGATCTAAAGAAACAGTATTTCCGAGCTTTCCTGGAGCAACATTCTGTTTGTTTACTCCGTGTAGCTTTGCACCTGTGTATGTTTTCATTTATTCTTTTTAAAATTGTTTATCATTCTGTTATTGTATGACCTAAAATAGGCAATCCTAAATAAGATACATTTGGAAAATATGAAGAAGTTTGTATTCGCTACGATGGAGTTTTTAATAAATAAATCGCACCGTTGTTTGTCCCATCAAATATGTTATTTTGCCAATTTTGAATCATTTTATTATAATCGCCACTCCATTTCAAATTACCGGAAACTCCGGGCATTCTCATATTAGAATGTTGCCCATTGTTCCCAACAAGGATTTTGTCTTTATAATGTTTCCACACAGAATATGTCTTTGGAGCAGACTATAAATCTTTTCCTGTATATAATCCAGGCATTCCTTTATCAGTAACGTCTTTTATTACCGCATCGTATAGTGCCCTAGAGCCACCAGGAATATCAGATTTTACAAATCCTATTTCCGGTGTATTGTCGTACGTATGTGCGGTGATGTATCCTTTTTTTCTTCCGCGCCAGTCTAATAAGTTATATTTAAGTTGATCTTTATCTCCAGTGTATTCTTTTATTACTTGTTTAAAGGAATTTATTCGTTTTAATTCTTTTAGTACTCCAGAACCTAAAGACAGCACATCAAATTCCGGAGAAGTTATTTCTAATCCAGGCTCTTGGTGAATGCTTCTGGGAATAGATATAGATCTAGCTTTTATATTTGCGGACGAATTGATTGGTTCAGAATTATAAAGTTTATCTGCATTAAGCTTCACTTTACTTGGAGTTACAACAAGGTTTGCAAATACGTCGCCATTGGAATCGTTTGTTATCCGACTCCAACTATTATCCGCACCAGCTTGTACATACTTATATTCGGGTTTTCCATCATTATATTTTGGAAGTCTATCTTTGTAACTATTGCCCCAATTCGGTTGCGAATATAACTACCCGTCTTTCTAATTATAAAAAACGTCGTATCCTAAACCCATATCTGTATATATACTTTTAGATACAGTAGGGTGGGCTACAGATTTCAAATATCTTCCAGTCTCGTAATCTCTACTTGGGTAATGTCCAGTTTCATCTGGCGTATAACCCAATTGATTTGCGCGAGCTTGATCGTAGTCTAGATTATGATTATCGTCTTCATACGGAATTCCATACTAGTACGGTTTAGCTCCCGATTTCCATTTCTAAAATCTTTTTCTAAATTCAGTAGGATCTCTGCGCATAAGTATTTCCCTCCATCTTATTAGCTACTAAATTAGCAACTATGTTAGTCATCATATCATTAGCTTCATCGTGCTACACAAAGCGAAGTATAGCTCTTAGAAGCTCGTTGTTCTATCTTGCAAGCTCTAAGAGCTCTTGTTCTTCACTTCTTGTCATTTTCCACTAGATGTTTTATTCTTTAATGCAGTCTAAGCTTTTAATTTTTCTCTGCGATATGCCTCTTCATCTTTTTGCTTTTGCAAATCCATTTCGTGCTGCA